CTTCCAATGTTTAGAGAAAGTGTCACAAGTATAATAGGTGTAATCACCATCTTTTCGTATCACCTCGCTTTCGCTTTTAGGAGGATGGTATCCGAATATAATCGCATGATGATGAGGCCGAGAGAAGTTATCACCATATTCACCACATTGGAAAAACCGTATGAATTTTGGGTTTTCTCGCGTTCGTAAATCTTCGCGTAGGGTTTTCATGAATTTGGTGAAATGAGAGTTCGGCCCTTTGGTGAGAGACCCGTTGACGGGTAGATGTTCGTCCGAATAGGTCAAAGTCAGGTAGCAGTTTTCTTCGTGAAGACTTGCTTCGTGGACGCATCGGATAGCCCATTGTCGTGCGTAGTCGAGACGACATCCATGACACTGGCCACAAGCGATCAGGAGCTCGGGGCCGTGACCATCTTTTTCTTTAAAAACAAGACTGGATTTTCCAGACTCGTTTTTTTGTGGAGATCGCCAAGCCTGTAAAGGGAAGTAGCAAGGCATTATAGCCTTATTCCACCTCGCATTGGATTCATGTTGTTGCGCGAATTGATTCGCACAGCGTTGCGAGTAAAGTTTTTCTTAGAGGCTTTTTTGCTCATTTTTTTTCTGCGCATTTTTTATCTCCTTTTTTAGTTGTTAGAGTTTCGCTTTTTGACTCTCCTTGATAGAGTTTATTTTTTCTTCGCATTTTTTGATCTCCTTTTGTTGTTTTTCGAGTTTCGTTCGCCGCCATTCGGCTATTTGTTCACGCTCCTCGATAGAGAGTAAGTCGTAAATTGAAGTGCAATCAGGACAATTGGATTTATTCATCATTACGCCTTTTTTTTTGTTAAGACAAGATTTTTTTTTAAAAATCTGTCAGTCAGTACAGTTACGACAAGTAATATACTGTACTGACTGACAGGATTAGAAATCCTTAAGAGACGGAATCAGGGTCAGCCTCCGGCGGTTCCGGAAGATTTTCCTCCGGCGGAGCCGGCGAAAAATTTTCCGGTTTTTGGGGTTTAAGTAAACCCATTTCTTCCATAGCTGGTGCATTGTCAGGATTAGAGACAAATGCGAGGAATTGTGCGGGGTCATTTTCGAACTGTTTACGGATTGATGAAGGTAGAGTGTTGAATGAGTTTTTTGCGTTGATGATGATGTTGAGTGATTCTTGATAAGAAAGTTGATCGCCCAAGTCTGAATAGTCACCTTGGTGCGTGTTGACGTGTTCGAGAAGATTTGATTTTTGATATTTTTTCAGGATGTTGTTGATATCGCATTCGTCTTTGAATGATTGTTTTGTTCTTGAGATAGTTCCGCAGTCTTGAATGACGCGGGGTTTTTTTCCGTAGGCTGTTTTGAATTTCATGATTTATTCCTTTGTTTGTGTGTTTGTTAACGTCGACCCGATGAGTTGAGTTTTAATTTTTTATAGTTTGGAGTAGCGAGGCGACGTACAGCAGTGGCAGAAGATACGCCATCGTTGACAAGAGAAAGGCCAGCGCGAGTTTTGCCCATCCACGGGTTTCTGGACATAAAGCGTGCCATTTCGACGTCGTAAGGCGTAATGGCTTTTTTAACTTTATTTTCAAGTTTTTGATGCTCTGATTGTTGATTATAGAGATCGAAAAGTGCTTGATCTTTGTTACCAGCCGCTTGATAGGCATAGCCTTGTTCTTCGACGGTCTGAATCTGTTTTGCAATAAGTTTAGCACTTTGAGCGGAGGTGATTGCATTGGCGGCTCCTTCAACAGCGGCTTTGCCGGGATTACCTACATTGATCGACGGGGCCGGAGAGGCCCCCGTCTGATAGGCAAGAATAGGGTTGAGGCCAGCAGATTTCATATCGGCCATAGTGTCTTGGTAAGCAGTTTGTCGTAAGCGTCTTGAATAATCGTATGACTTACGAGCCGCATAATTGCTCCCTGCTGACGATAATATACCGCCAGCAAGGGTAGTGCCTACGCCACCTAATACACCGCCGCTAGAGAAGGCGTTTTTTACGAGAGTTCCGAGTCCCATAATTTCCTCCTTTAGAAGTGATCAATAAGACCAGGAACACCATAGACCGGCATCGGGCGTGCGCATTTATAATCGAAGTAAGAATCGAAGAGAAAATGCGGTTCATCTGTTGTCGCAATAATGCGATCAATAGGTGGATTTTCTGATATGAACTCTTCGTTCAATAATGGGCGAGTTTCATAATCTTGGCTAAGATGCCAAGTGTCGAGAGTAAGTGGTGAAGTAGATCGGAAGTGGCCGGTGATTTTTGATTGCTTGTAGCGGTATTCGCCATAGCGTTCTTGATAGCCGAAAACGAGATCATCGTCTGCGGTTCCATCGGCATAAATTTCTTTATTTAGAATTGCTTGTTCACCGATGTGAGAAAGTGCTGGCCAGTAGAAGTCCCAGCGAGTTTGGCGAGAGTGCATTCTATCAACACCTTGTTGATAAGTAAGGTCTGCACGGGCAGAGACAATGCCGATGATGATGCAGTGTTCGGTGAAAGATTTTTGAAAGCCGTGGTTGTTGAGTTGAGCAACGCCGATCGCGGCAAGATTAGCTTGTGGAGAAGTAGTGTCGGTTGATGAAGTTTGAGCAATTGGATTAATAACGACGGGTGATGAGCCCCCGCCGAGATACTCAACACGTTGCATGCGTGCATCGGGTGAGGAAACGCCGAAATGAGCCTTAATCACTTCGGTGTATCTCGTGCCGCCACGAGCGTCACGTTCATAGAGTTTTTGCAGTTGAAAGGCTTGGCGTAGTTGATTGATAGTTGCCGCGGTTGCCTCAGAGAGATCAACCTCGAGGGTTCCTTGAGGGTCATAATAGACATTGTGAGTACCAGCGGCGAGAATACCGAGATTTCCAACGGTATTTAGAGGAGCATCAGTAGTATATGGTTGATCGGTAGTGGAACTGACAAGGAGAGCAGGATTTCCAATACCTAGACCGGGTACTGTTTGTAAAGGTGCAGTATTGCCAATAGGAATATCGACAGAGTCACCTTTTTGAGGCCAAGGTAGAGCAGAAGTGAAATAATCGTGGCGTTTACCGCGACGTTGTAAAGTGTAATGTGTTGGGTCGTCGGGACCGTCGTCAGTTGGGGATTCGAGAGAGTCGATGAGGTTTTGATCGCGGAACCAATCATCGAACATTTTATTGTAACAGCGGAAGAAAAGCGCGCTGGTTTTGAGGTCGGGGACACCAGTAGGTAAACCGAAATGATCTCCAATAGAGCCAATTTCGTGAGATAGGCCGGTCATATTTAATTCCGGGACTAAGTAGTCAGTAGAGTCACCGGGATTTGTTTGTTCGCCATTGAATTTTTCCCAGTTATCCCATAGAAGTCTGACAGGGCAGGCGAAGAAGAAGGAGTCGAGATAAATGTTATCCATAATTGGATGGAGTGGAGTTGCAAGACGGGCGAAGCCGGTCATATTGCAGTTGATGGTGTCTCCGGGTAATGCCTCGTCGAGCAGAACGGGTACCAAGTACCCAGCATCGAATGTGGTTTTGTGTCCGTGAGATCGGTTAAAGCGTGAGCGAGGAATATCCGCTTTAGGTACTTGTGAGAATTGATGTTGCATGACGGATTTCATGATTTATTCTCCTTCTACGAGTTTGATTTTAGAATTGTCATTTTCATACATTACAGGTTGAGTTTTAAATTCGAGAAGATTGCCCAGAGGGGCTTTTTCATTTTCGAAGGTTCCGGATTGAGGGTCATAAGTTCCGAGAGAAAAGAGTGTGTAGTCAGAGGGATGTTTGCCGAATTGATGATTGTGATCATTGACACAATCAGTAATGGCTCGGATTGCTTCGCCATTGGTATTGAGGAAGAAGGGAGGAAGATATGCTTCGGCTTTTTCATCGTACACAGTGAAGATTTTTTGCATTAGTTATTCTCCTTGATCATAGGTTCGAGAGACGTTTTCTTGTCGCCGGATTGCGACATGTTCTTTTGTGCGAAGTCGTGGAGAGGAAGATTCCTCTGGATTTGATAGAGCGCGTTTTCGTCGCTCTTTTTTTAGTTCTTGTAGATGATTTGGGTCGATCTCTTCGAGTAGTTTATCGTAGAATTTTGGAACAGACATTTTTTTTCCGTTGATAACAACGTTGTCTGTTGGATAGAGATCTGATTGAAATTTTTTAAACCAGTCAGCCGCAATACCGGGATTGCGAGACATGGTTATGTATTCAGGTTGTAAACCTTGGTAGTGTTCTTCAGCTTTGTCGCCATTGATTTTTTTCATTAGATAACGAGCCACGTAAGCGGCATTATTAAAGCTGAAATTAGAGAAATCGTGAAAGCCGTGCTTCCAATGTTTAGAGAAAGTGTCACAAGTATAATAGGTGTAATCACCATCTTTTCGTATCACCTCGCTTTCGCTTTT